GAGCAATATGGTAGAATTCATATCCTTGGACCAACCACAGAAAGTGAGAGGTCGCAAAAGAGACCTGCTATATATCAACGAGGCCAATGAGCTACACTACGAAGATTGGCAGCAGCTCGTCCTCCGGACCAATGGCAGGATCGTGATAGACTACAACCCTAGTGATGAATACCACTGGATATACGATAAGGTGATACCAAGAGACGATGCAGAGTTTCACAAAACAACATACCTAGACAATCCATTCCTCCCACAGACGATCATAGACGAGATAGAGAGACTGAAGGAGACAGACGAGCAATACTGGCAAGTGTATGGACTAGGAGAAAGAGGAGCAAGCAAAGCACTCATCTTCCAATACCACGAGTCGGACCAGGTACCTGAAGGAGCAAGACAAGTAGCAGCAGGAATGGACTTCGGCTTCACGAATGATCCAACAACACTTGTGATAGCATACGAGTACAAAGGAGACCTATACTTTGACGAGAAGATCTACCAAACCGGAATGACCAACAGAGACATCCACCATTCACTCCAGGCACTAAACATAGATAAGAGAGCAGAGATATTTGCAGATAGTGCAGAGCCGAAGAGCATAAAGGAACTGCAGCTCTTCGGATGGAACATCAAACCAACAGCCAAAGGACCGGACAGTGTAATGGCAGGAATCGATATGCTCAAAAGACATAAGCTCTACATAACCAAGTCAAGCCTGAACCTTATCAAAGAGATGCGTAACTACAAATGGATAGAGGATCACAACGGCAAGATCCTAAACAAACCAATCGACAAGTATAACCACGCAATAGATGCTATGAGGTATGCGACATACAACAGAATGAGCAGACCGAATTATGGTCGATACGCAGTTAGATAAATTCTAAACAGAATACGAAAAATCAGTTACTTATATATGGAGATAGAAATCCTGATCCCGGAAGGACTACACGAGATTACCCTAGAGCAATACCAACGCTTCCTCGCACTGAAGAGTGACGATGAGATGTTTGTTGCACAGAAGGCAATTGAGATATTCTGCAACGTACCACTGATAGTGGTGAACAGTATGTCTTTCAAAGAAGTGACGAGAATAAGCAGAAAAGTATTCTCCTACTTCGATGAGAAGCACGCACTGAAGCAGAGAACCAGGATCAACAACAAAGAGTTCGGATTTATACCGAACCTCGAAGATATAACCTTCGGAGAGTATGTGGACCTGGACACGACAATCGTAGAATGGGAAACAATGCACAATTCGATGGCCGTGCTATACCGGCCAATCGTAAGTGAAGCAAAAGAGCTGTATCGAATAGAAGACTATGAGAGCAGCCACAAGTATAGCGATACAATGAAAAACCTAACGATGGACTGCGTCTTCGGAGCATTGGTTTTTTTTTGGACTTTAGGAACGGAGTTATCGATAGCTATGCTGCAATCTTTGGAGAAGGATCAGGAGAGTTCGACTACAGCATCGGAGCAAACTTCGGACGGAAATGGGGATGGTACACAAGCATATATGCACTCGCTCAAGGAGACGTTACAAAGTTTGAGAGCATTACTAGGATCTCCATACACCAAGCACTGATGTACTTGGAATTTGAAAAAGAGAAGATAGACCTCGAAAAGAAGATGATAAAGAAATGACCGGATACTACGACTTACTAGAGAAGCTGCGAACAACATTAGTTGCAAGCCCTTCAATCAACACGGTAACCACTGGAGACCTCCTTGAGGTAGACCTAGCGAAGCAGACAATCTTTCCACTAGCGCATCTAGTGATACAGAACGCTACGTTCTCCGATCACGTAATAACGTTCAGCGTAAGCATACTATTTGCAGACATCGTAGAATTCAGCAAGGATGATCCAAGAAGCGAAACAGCTCCATTCTTCAGAGGAAACAATAACGAGCAGGACGTTCACAACGCAATGCTCGGAGCAGCCAATGAGCTATGGACTAGCTTGAGCAGAGGTACAATCTTCAGCGACAAGTATCAAATAGAAGGAGCACCAACAGCCGAACCATTTGTAGAGAGGTTTGATAATATGCTAGCCGGATGGGACGTGACCTTCAATATAAGTATACCAAACAGCGAAATCAATGCCTGCGTTTAACCCTGAACATCTCCAGGAGACCTTCGATAAGTTTGGCAAGTATGTCGTGCAGCAAGCACGAGCTAACTTGACCAAGAAGAAGAAGAACGTGAGCAAGAAGCTGTACGATTCCATTGGATATGATATGAGAGCGTCTCAATCAGGAATCAGCTTTAGCTTTGACTTCAAGATGGAGGAGTACGGAGAATACCAAGACAAAGGTGTAAGTGGTATCAAGAAGAAATACAATACTCCATACAGCTACAAAAACAAGAAGCCACCAATCGGACCACTAGACAAGTGGATCGTGAGGAGAGGCTTCAAAAGCATAAGAGACGAGAAAGGAAGATTCATCAAGAGAAGGTCCCTAGCTTTTGCAATACAAAACAAGATATACAGAGACGGTATCAAACCTAGCTACTTCTTCACCAGGCCATTCACATTAGGATTCAGGAGGATGCCGGTAGAGATTAGAAGAGCCTTCAAGCTCGATATAGAAGACTTTATGAAGCACACACTTAAACAGATATTCTAATGGCACAAATAGTAGCACCGACAGATTTAGTAGGAGCAAGAAGCCCAATATATATAACCGTTGCAGAAGCAGCAGATACAGTAGATGCTCCAGTAGATGTATCGATAGAAATATTTGTATGGAGTGGATCCTACAGCAGTAGACCAAGCAATCCTGACTATACACTATTCAGAGATAAGTTTGTGTCACATACCTCCGCTGATACATTCCAAGTAGCATTTGATATTGCACCGATGGTGAGAGAAGAGATGGATGGAGTGTTTGATACAAATATTACACGAACATCACCAACTGGAGAAAAGAATAACAATATCGTGTGGGTAGATATAGACTACGACCTCAACTACTACTCGGTATCTTCACCAACAGTTATAACAAACGTTAGTGGCAGCTCCGGAACATTTGCAGTGAGTGATGGATATCACGAATATGAAGAAGGAGCAAACGCAGCAGCAACAGACGGATACCTAAACAGTACGTCAACGGTATATGTCAAAGATGACGGATACGAAATGGTTTCTACGTACCTCGGAGAATATGGATCGGAAAGCATAAATAATGTAGGATACAAAGTAGGAGGAGTGCTTAAATACACGTTTGACATAACGTCAAGACATTCAAGTGTACAACCCGAGGATCAGATCACGAGGCTACCTATCGGACCAATAGGACTGAACAACTACCTAACAAGTGATGGCTATACCGGAGCAGCATCAGATAGACCAGTCAATCAAGATGAATGGGAAATAGTGCTACTGGACAGCCTAGCTGCAGAAGTAGCATCACTAAAAGTAATCAAACAGTGCGAGGCGAAATACACAGCACAAACGATACGATTCCTGAATAAGTATGGCACCTGGGAATTCTTAAACTTCTTCAAAAGAAGCGATGATGACCTAGAGGTGACATCTGAACAGTTTAGAAAGTCAAACCTGACGGTAGCCTATAGCGGTGTCTCCTACGACACCGACATAGAACAATACAAGAAGTTCAACACAAACGGAAGAGTACGGACCACACTGAACACCGGATGGGTATCTGAAGATCATAAAGAAGCTATAAAGCAACTTCTCGTGAGTGAGAGAGTGATGTTAGATACGAAGCCGGTGAATGTAGTGAGCAGCTCGGCAAGGCTGCAAAAAGCAATCAACGAGAAAACCATTAACTACACGATCCAGGTAGAAGAAGCATTCGATACGAGATATGTATAAAGTAGACCTCTACATAGACGGACAAAAAGCCGATCTCTTCAAAGACGAGGCAATAGAGATGAACTTGAGTGTGCAGAACATCAGTGATATCTCTAAAGTCTTTGGTGACTTCACAAAGCAGTTTACGCTACCGGCAAGCAAGTCAAACAACAAGATATTCAAGCACTACTACAATGTGGATATAAGCGGAGGCTTTGATGCAAGCCTCCGAGTAGATGCATTCATAGAGATAAACAACAACCTCTATAAAAGCGGAGTGTTAGAGCTCGAGAGCGTCCAACTACGCTCGGGTAATACGTATGCATACCAGGTAGGATTTTACAGCAATACAACGGCCCTGAAGGACTTGTTTGGAGAAGACACGTTGAACGACCTGGACCTATCAGCACAAGATCATACATATAACGACACGAATCTTATCAATGGGCTTGTTAATTATGTAGCCGGTACGGGAGATGCTGTAATCTACCCATTGATATCTCCGGTTCGCACTTGGTACTACAATAGTAGCGGAAGCGACCACGAACCCGAGAACATTCATTACCATTCCGGACACAATGAACACGGAGTGTTTTTTTACGACCTTAAACCGGCAGTCAAACTGCAAAAGATTATAGATGCTATTGAGACCAAGTATAATGTAACCTTTAATAGCGATTTCTTTGCAACGGCTGACTTTGGTAAGTTGTTTATGTGGTGTCATAGGAGAGCAGGGTATATGTTCAAAGACCAAGAGTTTGGGTTCACACCGACACCTATTGAGTTTACTTCAGCGACAAATAGTAATTGGGACTTGTCAAGCCACAGCCTAACGATAGACAATACGAATTGGACTAATGTTGCGGGACAGCACATCATAGGTTACAGCTACGACACCACATCAACCTCGGACTACAAGATACAAGCATTTGTAAACGGAGAGATGCGAACAAGCAGACCACATAGTGGTGATGTAACCGGTCAGTTTGTAAGATTGGGAGAGGTTCAGTTTGGAGATGTGATAGACTTTAGGATATCCGTTCCCGATGATTGGAACGGTAGCCCAATAACAATAAACACGATAGATTTAGACATTGATTACTTTGACGGAACATACAAGACCATTGTTGATGTCTCAAGATCTACAAGCCAATCTGTAACACGTGAAGTATTTATTGCCGACCAACTGCCCGAGCAAAAGGTTAGCGATTTTATGAGCAGCCTCCTGAAGATGTTCAACCTAGTAATCGTACCAACAGACGAAAACAAATACGATATAGAACCACTAGATGACTGGTATGGAGAAGGCACAACACACGAGATCACAAAATACATTGATACGCAGGAGGTCGATATTGCTAAACCACAGCTATATCGTAGAATCAATTTTGAATACAATGAAACAGAAGCAATCCTAGGTGAACAGTATAGATTACAGAATGACATTGGCTATGGTGATTTACGAGCCGACTTCACCTTCGA